GAACATATGTAGTCATTAAAAATAATCCCTTAACATATTATTTATTATATCATTATTCTAAGAACATGACAGCAAGGATCTCCACCCTCATCCCACTCTGAAATTTCTTCTTCACTCATGTACTCATAGCCACCATCATGAGTATTACAGTAAGGCTCACTAATCCAGCCTCTTTCAATGCCATTACGAAGCCAAATCCCAAACTCTTGATCTTCTGTTGATAATTCTTCATTCATAATAAAAGTATACCCCCTATATACTTACTACGTCAACTGGGCCTTGGCAACTTGGAGAAAATTTAATTGCAGAGTTAACAGCTCCTACAACACGCTTTCTAGCATCTTTTGACTTTTCAGTTGCATGTAAATGCCCCATCGCAAAGTCTGAGCCAGACCCCATGGCCATGTAGTCCAGTGAATACTTAGATAGTGACATATCTGCTGCACTATGCTCATAAATTTCTCCACGAACTGCAATAATTAATCCAAAATCTGCATCTTTGCTTGTATCAACCCACCAATCATTATAAAATTGACGAAGCTGTTTGATAAATTTTGTTTGCATGAATTTGTCTGTGTCCTTGATATCAGGAACATATGGATTAAAGTTATAGCGAAGTCTCTCACCATCCATTGATCCTGCATATCCTAAGAGATATGGTCCTAACTTCCAAACCTTTGGAGCTGTTAGTGATAGAATAGTACTATTATCTGATGCACCACGATCTCCCGCCATATAAATTTTATTATTTACGCTATCTCTTACAACAGCAATACAAGTCATGACAAACCCCTTCTAGAAACTATACCTATTAAGTATAGCACCTCCCAGAAGGGGTGTCAAATAAGTCAAAATATGACTATTAGGACTGCTTAGCTTTTGATCTACGCTCTTCTACTACCAAGTCTTCTACAGTTGTAGCGTTTTTGTCTGTTGTAGAAAATGCTGAGTTGATCTCATCAGCTGTAAGCTTTCCATCATCCATAAATGCACGAGCAAGTTTTTCAACAACTGCTGCAACTGCTGTAAGTCCTGCTACAGTAATTGCCTTAACTGTTGAAATACCTGCGATTGCTCCAGCTCCAATTACTGCTAGACCATTTGCTGCAAATACTGCAACAATACGCATAAGGATGTTCCAAATATTTTTTACACCGTTCATATTTATTCCTCCTCTCTATTTCGGATTGGATAACTTAATATCCATGTAACTGTCGTAGCAATAATTCCATAACCAACAACAGTTTTTGCACTGCCGTCCAAAACTACCCAAGCGATAAACATGCCTAGGAGAGTCCATTGTTGATCAAGAATATCCTTGATTAGTTTTACCATTTTTCATTCCTCCTTGAACCACCTGAATTTGCACCGCTTGATGAACCACCTGAAGGAGCACTAGGTGCACTTCCTCCTGTGGCTGCTCCAACTGCATTCAGTGCAGCTCCAGCTGCTACTACAGTTGCTACTACCATATCTTTTGCTTCTTCTCTTTCTTCTTCTGTCATGTCTGCACCAATACTTCCAAGCGCTGCAAGCGCTGCTCCTGGATCAGTTAATGCTGTTGCAAGTAATGCTCCTGGATCTTGGACTAACTCAACCTGTGCAGCGACTTCTGCAGTAATAACTAAAGGATTTCCACTCTCATCAGTTCTTAGTTCAATTGGAGTTGAAGGTGGAAGGTCAGCATATGATACTCCAGAAGCTTGTACTTGTGCTGCAGAAATAGACTCTCCAGGCTTAAGGTTTTCTACAAGCGCCTCTACAACTACAGCTTTTTCCTCTTCTGACAGCTCTTTGCCTGCCTTGGCTTCTTCTGCTATTTTATCTAATCTTTCTTGCTCTGCTAACGCCTTAGCTTCTTCTTCTGCCTTTAATTTTTCTTCTGCTTCTGCTTTAGCTTTGGCTTCTGCTTCTTCAGCAGCTTTTAACTCTGCTGCAAGTCTTTCAGCCTCTGCTTTTGCTTCAGCATCTGCCTTAGCTTTAGCCTCTTCCTCTGCTTTCTTAGCAGCCTCTTCAGCAGCAATGCGTTCTGCCTCTAATCTCTTTGCTTCTTCTTCAGCAGCAATGCGTTCTGCTTCAGCTTTTGCTGCAGCTTCTGCTGCTGCTTTAGCTTCTGCCTCTGCTTTAATTCTTGCTTGCTCTGCTGCATATGCTTCAGCTGCTCCAATCCTAGCATTTTCTGCTGCGATTGCTGCTTGTCTTGCAATTTCTGCTAGTCTTGCTTCTTCAGCAATTCTTGCTCTTTCTGCTTCTTCAGCAGCAAGTGTTGCTACAACTAATGTCTGTGCCTCTGTTACGCTCTCATTCATTTCTGATACCGCAACTGTTACTGCAACTAGGGCTGCATCTAATTCATCTTGAGCATCTTGAAGATTCTCTTCTGCTTCAATTAAATCTTCTTCTGCTGTTGCAAGGTCTGCTTCAAGAATATCAAGTGTTGCCTGTGCAACCTGAAGATTTGTTTGTGCTGCTTGAAGCGTTTGAATTTGTTGTGGTGTTGCAGTAGATGTTGAGAATTCTGATCCAGGAATCACTGCCCATCCAAGATTATCACTATATCTTAAAAGATGAACTGCTGCTCCTCCGCCATTTTCGTAATACCACATATCAAATACCTTAGAAACTCCAGCGGTAGTCATAACATCAGCAGTTGATCCTCCACCACCTTTATCAAACCAATCATTAATAACAAGCTCACCATCAAGATAAAGCTTAACTCCATCGTCAGCTGATGCAGTTATATATTGTGTTCCAGTATATTGTGGTGTCCAAAGGCCTTGCCATCTAACTTGAAAATCTTCTGTAACTACTGTTTGAGAAACTGTTGTTTTTGTAGCAGAAACATTGTCAACACCATAATAATCCCAGTTTGCTGGAATATTTATCGTAGCAATTGTTTTACCTTCTGGAGCAGTGATTACTTCTTGATGAATATATCCAGGGTATGTTGAGTTAACATTATCTTGAATAGTAAATGTACTTGTAGTGCCATCTGTATAAGTAACTATGGCATCATGATTTCCATTCTTAGCAAATACCTGAAAACTTGCTGATGTTGTATTTGCTGGCAAAGTTATAAGAGTATCTGCTGTTGACTGTCTAAGACTTAAAGATGGATCCTGTCCAGGTTGTGGAAATCCAATTGATCCAATATAAACGCCGTTATTATTTGTTGTAGAAACTGGCGTTCCATTAACTGTAATACCTATTTCAGTATTTAGTCTATTATTAGCAAAGGTTTCAGTTACTGTTGTGGTAGTAGTTGCACCATTAACTGTTGGTCCACCACTTCCCCACTGTTCAGCAATACCATTTGTATCTCTACCAGTATAAACAAGATTTCCACCCATAGCTGGGGCATTGCCTGTTCCTGGATTACTATAAACAGTCATGATCAAACCAGGTGTTGTATTTTCATTTACTACTGCTGTGGCAGAATCTACTAGGCTTATATTTGTTTCAACCACTGCTGTCTGAGAGTCTACGGCTATTCCTGCAATTGTGACATTTTCTTCTGCTTGACCAACCAAAACGGTGGCAGAGTCAACTTGAAGCATAGATACAGTAGCACTGTCTACTGCTAATTGAGCTTGTTGAATAGAGTTATGAGCCTGTGTGATAGTGGCTGTAATGGTCTCTGTAGGGTTTGTAATGGCTATTGCTTGGACTTCTATGACTGCCGTGGCAGATTCAGCCTGACTAATTGTAGTCTGTGCTGCCTCAATAATGGCAGTTGCTGTATCTGTTAGTTGAACAATAGGATTTAAAACAACTGTGGAAGATTCTACCTGATTTGTTACTTCGTCTGCATAGGTTTTATCTGATAGTCCAACTAGCCAAAAGGCTATTGCCACCGCAATAAATATTACATTTTTCCATGTTTTCTTAACTTTTCTCTCTCCTATGTTAGTTAATACTAACAAGGATATTATACCAAATATTACAAAAAAGGGAGCCAGTTGCCTGGCTCCCCTAGTTGTTGGCTTAGTTTATGCCTTTACCTTCTTCTGAATCTTTACGACCAGAGCAGTAAGTGTTGTAATCTGCTTCTTGAGTGAAGCGATCAATGTAGCAACCTGAGCTGAGAGAGTAGAAACTGCATCTACAGCTTCCTGTGCCTTTAGAGTTGCTGCATCAGCAGCCTTTGTTGCTGCTTCTGCTGCTAGGACAGCATCCTGTGCTGCCTTCTCTGCAAGCTTTGCTGCATCAGATGCCTTATTAGTAACCTTTGCTGTTGCAGATACTACTACCTGTCCAGCAAGTGGAAGTGAAGTTCCACCAGTTGCAGTTACCTTAACTTCAGTTTCAGTCAATGGCATGAAGACCTTGAATGTCTTAACTGTTGATGTATCTGTTGTAACAGAAACTCCAGTAAGAACATCTGAGCCTGAGCCAAATGCGTAAGATGAAGTAATTCCACCTGTTGCAAAAAGATTTGCATGTGTCTTTGCAGACAATGGAAGTCCTGCTGCATCAACTGGAGTTACAGTGATTGTTGCTGCTTCTCCTGGAAGATACTCAGCCTTATCAAATGCAATCTTGACTGCTGCAAGTGCAGACTCTACACGAACTGGTACTGCGATAGATGCAATTGTTCCAGACTTAACTGTAACTGCAACTCCACCAGCAGATACACCTGTAAGTGTAAATACTGCCTCACCATTAACAATCGTTGCTGCTGTACCTGAATCAGATACTACTGCAGTGTTGCTTGAGTAAGCATTAAGTGTTCCTGCTCCAACTGTTACGCCTGCTGCATCGTATGCAACTGCCTTAACAACTGAAACATTTGAACCTGTTGCGATAACAGGCTTAACTGTAGTTGCAACGACCAAAGCGATATCGCCGTAGAAAGTTACCTTCTCTGTTGCAATAACTGTCCCTGTAAGGGTTGTAAGAGTAATTGTTGATACTCCTGCTGTACCGTCAGCAAATACACCAATGTGGTTTCCTGATGGGATTACAAGTGCACGACCCTGTGCAGTAATTGTTGCAGGGTTTGTTCCGTAACCAATAAGTCCTGAACCTGTTACAGTTGCAAGAATTGACTCAGTTGCAGATCCACCTGCTGCGTTCTTAGGTGTAACAGCGATAACTGCTGCTGCATCTGTTGCAGTTGCCTTTGGAGCATATACTGCTTCATCTGCTGTTGCAGATACTGTCTCACCCTTATTGAGAATTGATGTTGTAGTTGAGGCTGCAGGTGTTAGGTCCGCTGCCTTAACTGTTACAGTCCATGTAACTGATGGACCATTGATTGGGCTTGTAGTAAGAATACGAGCCTCATATGTACCTGCTACTGCTGGAGTATCCAAAGTTACCAAGAACTTTGCTGTTACATATGTAGGTGTATTTACAGTTGCATTAATGTCTGCTGAAACACGATTGCCTGCAATTGCTGCAGTTGCAGTTGCTGTCTCAAGCAGTGTAAATGTTGCAGACTTTGCTGAGCCTGTTGGCTGTGCAAACATGGCAGAAATAATAGTTGCAGTATCTGCTGCTGTCTGTGAGATAAACGACAATGTAATTACTGCAGTTGCAGACTCACCAGTTGAAACAGCATCTGTTGCTGAGTCAATCGTTAGAGTTGGTGCATTTACAGCAGCACTTGTCGGAAGTGCTGATAGTACGCTGAAAGACATTGCTGCAGCTAGTCCGAAAGCGATTTTTTTAAATGAATTCATTATTCTCCTATTTTTATTAGATTAGTTTTAGATTGCTTAGAAAGTCCTTAACGTCGTCAGGCATTTCCTTACTTTCTAATTTTACCATACCGTCATTTTTGTTGTCAAGTCGTGAAGAGCTCCATGTATGGACCTCAATTTCTTGCTCAATATCCTTTGGAGTATGGCTAATTGCTCCAAAGACAGCACCACAAACTGCGTCTGCTAAGTCTTTAGATTTCTTTCTAGGGTGATCAACACGATTACCCTTCATAATTTTTAGTTCTGACATCTCTTCAAGAAGAAGTGGAATCATTGGGATTGCAACTCTCTCCTCATAGACCATCATAGCTAAATCTTCATAGTGTTTTTTAGCAACAGAAACAGTATCAGTCTTTATACCAACTGACTTAAGCTCCTGCTGGATATCAAAAGATTGCCAACGGTCAAACGAAACCATTCCGACATTAAATCCTTGTCTTCTAAGGTTTTGAATCCATTGCTTAACCTCTGATAAATTTACTGGGCCTTCTACTTTTGGTTCCCACCAAGCCACTGCATCTACAATAACCATTGGGACTACCTGCTCATAGTCTTTCATTACCTGAATATTTACCCACTTATCAACATGTGCAATTGCTACAGCACACTTATCATGCTTTTGTGCAAGGTCAGCATGCACATAATATATTTTATCTGGGTCTGGTTTAAATGATTCATCAAATCGTCTAAACTGATCAACAGGGTTTCTTAGTGTCATGCACTTTTCAAGCTTATCCTTTTGCTTAAAGAATGCGTCAGACATATATGTTGGTACGCATGCAAAGCGTTGCATGGCATCTCCCATATCAGTAAAGAATGAAACTTTAAAATCATCTATCTTTCTTGTAGGGTTTACAATCCATGTTGGTCTCTTTAGTGCAAATACCCCTGGAATCTTGTATGAAAGAATTGTATCTTCATCCCACGAAATTTCAAGAGAGTTACCTTCTGCATCTTCTGGAAGATCCTCATTCATAATAAACTTGTGTGTTTTTTCTACAACTTCTTTTTCAGCAATTACAGCATCATATCTTTGAGAAATAAAGTCTCCAGGAAAACGGGGGAATGAAAGCAGTGCAACTTTACCAAGGTCTGGGAAACGAGAGTCTACGGAAGCACGGAAGGCTTTATAGATATTATCAGCAGTCTTGCCTTGATCATTTCCTGTTCCAACCTCTGTAGCAAAGCCAGAAATCTCGTCAAGTACTGCAAGAATAAGGTTCAAACCCTCATGAGATTCACGCTCTGAGTGACCAGAATAAACAGTAACAGCCTTGTCAAACTCAATGCTTTCTGCCTTAGCATTAAACTTTCCAGCAAACCAAGGTGACTTTTCAATCTTTGTTTTAAAACCTTTAAAGAAAACATTCTTCGCCTGCTGAGCGTTAATAGCCACGTTAATAATATCAATGGCATCTCCAGAAGGCTTTCCAAAGTATCTTGCTGGATCCTTTAGACATAGAAGTTTATATACAATGTATGCACATGCTACTGTAGATGTAAAGTCTTTTCCAGATCCCTTGCCAAGTTGCAGGATAACTTCATTCTTGGTGTACTTCTTATAATATTTCTTACCCTCTTCATGCCCAAGGATGGCAATAACATCTGCCTCTTTGTAGATTTGGCTCATTGCTTCAACAATGTCATATTGAACGGAAGATAGTGGTGGTTGACCTAGATATGCTTCACCCTCAACAAATGTCTTTGCATCGACTGGCATTTCATCAAAATTAGTATCTGTAAGTGCTTCTAAAAAATCATCGAACATCATGCACCACTGTAATTACTTCTCCATCTTTAGCAATAGAGGCAAGTCTCTGAAGAATAAGGTCACGAACTTCTGGGTGAGTAGATGCAATATCTCTAAGAATTCCCACAAGAACTTCTTGCTTTCTTTCAATCTCAACCATTTCTTCTGCAAGCTCTTTGTTTTCAAGAAGTCCAGCCTTTTGAAGCATATCGATACGCTTTGACTCAATATCCATAACAAGCTTAATTGCAGCAGTCTTTGCACTTAGATTTGCAGTTGTATTAGCATCTTCAATTACTTCATATGTTTGAGTAATTAGTTTACTATAGTGTGCATCAGCGCTAACCAATGCATCCTTTGCTCTAGCACGAATAGCGCTATTATCAGAAGCCATACGCTTCCACTCATCTAGGTGTGCGACTACACGTGTTCTAGGTATACTGAGATACTTAGAAATCTTTGTTGGATCATTACCCTTTAAATATTCTGAAACAACACGATTAACTTCATCGAGATGTTTTACAAGTTCAATCTCAGTATCTGCCATTTTTACCCTCTAGTCTATTAATTTCATCTTTAATGTAAAAGATTGCTTTTTCTAAATCTTGGATAGTTTTTTCTTCATCCTTTAGGCCAGCTCTCCATAGGTATTTAAACGCATTACCAATGTTAAAGTTGCGGTGGCGGGTAATTTGAATACACTCAATACCGCTTGGGTCTGATGTATAGTGTGAAGGGTGATTAACCTGATCAACCGTAATGTTTAGATTCTTGCTCATATTTTTGTAATCTCCACTGCTAGTCTTTTCTTGCACTTAACGCAAGAAGTATATGTTCTTCCTGTAAAAGGACAGGACCCCTTTTGGCTTTCAAGATGACGACAAAATAATCTAATACCAAAAGAACTTAGCATCTTTATGCTATGTTTAAAAATTTTCATCGTCATCTTCTAAGTCAAATATATCTTGAAAACTTTTAAAAGTTGCAATTAAATATGTTAGCCCAACTGCTCCAAGCAAGCTTAAAGCAATAACAACCTTTTTAATATTTTTCATCTCTTTGACTTCCTTAATCCAAATTTTGCAAGATAGACATAGATTGTCTCTACGCTAGCCCCACATTCTTTTGCTATATCTTGAGGAGTTTTCTTATCCACAAGAAATCTTTTACGAAGCCATGCCTCGCTTGTATATAGTTTAGCAGCCATAATTTTATTTGTCAACCAACCCTTCATTTTTATATAAGTTAATGACTTTATTATATGTCCACCCATCGCCAATCCATCTATCAACTTCTACAAAACCATATTCTTTAAACATGTTTAGCTGTCTTCCACCACCATTACTAATATCATTGACAATATTATTTGAAAAATCATTGCAAAATAAAGCATATTTTGCACTCTTCTTAATCTTATTAAGTGCAATCTTTATGC